GGAGTGAGGTAAGGCTGCGCTGCATTGCAGTTCCTCTTTGAGGGCGGGTCGGGGGCGCCGGTATTGGAGATGGTTATCAATACGCCAGGCGTCAACGGAACGTAACGTATCCCCTAACCAGGGAGAGCGTGCCGAATTGCTAAGGGTTGGTGTTGGGCCTCGGTTGTGTATGGCTTCTCGTCCCCCTTCACCACTGTCTATGGGCAATGACGGTCTTGGTAGGCCTAGCTATAGCCAGTAACTGCTCCGATGGGATAGTAGGTGTAACGACTGCCTGTAATGTATAAGGGTTAACAACCCGGGCTGACCAGTCTACCTTAGCATGAGGTGTGGCATATGCATCATCACACAACTTCCGAAATCTACCAACTGAATCATCCAAATTCTAATACTACAAAGGCAAAATGTCGCAGCACAATCCCCCTACCTTTGGGGGCAGAAACACCGTTTCATCGGAGGATGAAAGATTGGCTGCTAACCCGGCTTCGACAGTAGAAGACGATGCCGTTTCTGTGGCCGGGAGTGTCGACGACCAGAATAATCTTGTCGAGCGTAACCTCCTTCCAGGCGAAGTGGGAGGCCTACCGGAACATGAAAAACATGAAAATATAAAAAACCTCGAAAAACAACAAAATCGTACCGGCATACCCGGAAACTATGAGGGTCTTGGGAGCGACCTGTCCCACAAAGACATTTTTGGTGAACAGGTGCAGCTTGTGACCGATATCCAAGTTTGGAGCCAAGGTGTGGTTAACTGGCTCGACTTCAATAATTATGATCGCGATGCAGCATCCGCTCGCCAGGACCCCATAAAATCCAGTGCCATAGACTGGCTGCTTAGCCTCTCTCCAAAACAACAGCTTGACAGCACATACTTGGGCAACCCCCTTTGGGTAGGTCAAGGATGGGGTGGGTACCCAAATCTTGCGATCGAGATCAAACGCGAAATCCTCGTAGGCGTCGATGCTGCGGAAGGCACGCAGTTTGATGCCCTAATGGTTGACAGAACCTCATTGGGCATCGCATGGCCGGAAGCTGGATCCCCTGGTTCACCGTACAAACCTTCTGAATTGCGTGGTCGCCCGTCACTAAAACACTACAATGCCGCTGTGAGCCCACAAATTCTCACGAAAATTCAACAGACCCTCGACCCGAC